TCCATGTCAATCTCCTTAAACCTTTACACTTGATGAGAAGAAATCCCCTTGCTCGGGGAATGTACCCTTATACCAAACTTTGCTGTCTGGTATTGCTGTGGGTAGAGAGTCGCGTGTGAGTTCTAGTCTCATTCGGTATCCATTGCCCAATCTCAGATGATGTCTGATTGCGCTGATGATATACTTCCCACTCATGTACTTATCTAACCAATCCACGAATGGGTTTAGTTTCTCTTCAAATGAAGGTACTGTTAGTTTGATTACCTGACCAACTCTGATCTTGGAGTTTCCAGGCAAAGTAAACTGTAGTCGTGCCCCTTCAATCTGTTGCATCTGTGCGTTGCGCTTCAGTACCCACTCTTGGTACTTGTCATTGTCGGAATACTGATTTTCATTCCCATACATCCACTTGTGCTTTGGATAGTACTTGAAGTTGCTGAGTGGATGCGGACTCAGGTTGTCATTGCCTGCTGCAACAAGCGGATGCTTTTCAATATGGTCTGCACCGAAGAACTCTTCATTGTATGCATAGTCAACGCATCCCCATTGCTTTCGCACAATGTCGTGAAACAAAAGACGAGAAGCATAGAAGCCATTCTCGATGTTCTTCATGGTGTTGTGATACTCCATCATCAAGAACTCTCTAACGGTTCTGTACTCTTTCATTAGATCACGCGAGGCAGGAACACCGTCCTTGTCTTCTCTTGCTTGTGGAAAGTACTCATACTCTCCGATGGGTTGTTGTTTAGCAAGTTCAGCAAATGACTTCATCTTGAATCCTTCGAGGTCTTCGTAAAAGATGAAGTTGCAGTTCTCTTTGTTGTCGGCATCTACTGCTCTTGCAGTTAGCCAATTTATTGCAGACAAAGGACTCCAGTAAGGGATGATGAACTTGTGCCTAAACATGGTCTTGCTTATGTCAAGACCCTTCTTGTTGTTTCCTGTGTAGTCTATCTTCAGGTAATCGGTGTAGATGTTCTTGATGATATCATCGACTCGACCCTCGTATGCCTTACTAATCTTTGTCTGCTGACTCTTCACAAACTCCTCGGACACAAAGTGAAGCGTATACCGTAGGGATTTGTCATTAGCCTGTGGTTCGCGCTCACTAATCTTGTACACTCTGAATGTTCGGGTGACTGATGTTCCGCCGTACAAGTTGTCGAAGAATGGAGTCTTGAAACTGATCTCAAGTTTTTCTCTACCACATAGACTGAAATGGTAAATGAGATTGAGAGAATCAATGATGGTCACTTGCCCACTCAGACAATTGGTGTACATATCCTCGAATATCTCAATCTCATCCCACATCTTTGTGATGTCTTGCTCGTTTCCACTTGCATAGGAAATGAGTTTGAGACTCAGTATGTCAAAGTGATTGGTAGTGTTACTCATGCTTAGAACTCTTCATTCAGTATTTGCTCAAACCTATTTGCTATTTCTCCCACGATCTCTGGAGCAGGCAATCTAATCTGTCTGCGCTTCTCATTGATCTCGGTTTCGTACTGTAAATTGGTTACTGCTTTGATGATCTGCGCTTCTTGCTGATTGGTAAGATACGCACCTAGCAATGTTTCTGAGAATGGAAGCGTAGAGAATCTTCCATAGTCATCGAATGTGGATGTCTCCTGCACCTCTGTACCTTGCTGTATCAGGTTACTGTAAGAGGCAAGAGGAGCAAGTTGGTTTCCGAGGTCGTCCTCGAAATGGTGTACTGCTTCGATGTTTAGTTGGATGCGACGAATGATTCCACTAGCAGTCGCTTCCTCGCCACCTGTTACTGCAAATCCAACAAGATCGTTGTCTTGAAAAGAACCAACCTCATCAATCACGATAGCCTTGTTCATGGTTCTGTCCCAACACGCAACATACGCACTCTTGCTTGTGTTTAGTGACGATCCTGTTATACCGAATGCATAGTATCCTTCGGTGATCTTGTGATCCTTGCGCTTGCGTACAGATGCCAGAGGACTTTGCTGTACTGGATGCATCTCCATTAGGAATGCATTGCCTGGGTACTTGTTCTCGCAGTAACGCAAGAACTCATGGTACGGCATAGGCCATTCGTAGTATGGATTGTGTATCTCATTAAACAGCAGGATGACCCAATGCAGTTCCGAATCGCCATACAGTTTATGAGCAATCGTGTCGGGGCGATCTGTGTCCTTTACCGTGTACTCGCCGAATAGAGAACCTTCAACTGCTTTGGAGTTGATACGAACTCTGCGAAGTATATCGACTGCAACCTGATAGTTCTTGTTGCCTTTGACATCGTAGTACAGGTTTGGAAACTTGTTGAAGTAACCCATCAGAAGCCCTTCTCGATATGCTCTCTGTGCAGCGGTTCGACTTCTTGGAATCCCATAGAAACGGTGAGATAGGTCGGCGCTCCGTCTTCAAACGAAACAAAGCCGGTTTCATCTCCGTAGGTCACATCGAACTTGGTACAGACAAGTCTGCGTAGTTTTGGAATGTATCTGTTCTCTCTACCATTGATAAAGAACTGCAACTCCCATTCAGATGGAACTTTAAAACTGGTAGCACCGTCCAAAGAAGGATGAGAATGCCATCGGCAGGTTTTGATGATCTGATACACCATGTCGGTTTCTTCTGCACTCTTAGGCGAAAAGGTATACTCGAAGGTGAAAGAGCGTTCCTTGATTTCCTTGAACGACACCTCTTTGTTTGGGTTCTTTGCCTTTCCACTCTTGAGTAGACGACTTTGTTCACCTCCAGGCGTGAAGAAGTCTCCAAGACTAGTCATGGCACCTTTCAGCATACCACTAAAGATTCCTCCCCAACCTCTTCTCTCGGACTCAGCCATCTCATACTCGGCGCTCATACTGATTTCGACTCCGCCTGGGATGTATAGTGCAATGCTTTCTTGTGGTTGTCTGGCAACCTGTCCTGCAAGACGGGTACTCGCCACGAAGGACTCGTTGCTCTGCGACTTCCGTGCGTTGAATCCTGCAAGATCAAACAGCGCACCCGCGGCGTTAACAATAGAGCCTGGAGTTCCACCTAGTCCAGCAGAGATGACCCCGAATAGATTTCCACGCTTGCTTGATGCTTTCACCGTGGTATCGAACTTCATAGGTGCATCGGAGTATGCGGTGAGCAGGATGAAGTTCTGCATGACTTCCGTGCCAACCTCCATAGGATACTGCATGGTTGCAATGGTTCCTGCGGGTGTTTCTACCCGTTCAAGTTTGGCAAATACGCTGCTGTTTAGACCGTCATTCAACAGTCTTCCACGATTGTTGTTGTCTGGCATTTGTTCTCCTACCCTACATAGGTATGTATGGCATACAAGGGAAAGTACAAACCAACCAATACTTCCAAGTACCGTGGAGACTCCACGAACATCATCTATCGCAGTCTGTTGGAACGCAGATTCATGGTTTACTGTGACACCAACGCAACGGTTAGATGGTGGGCGTCTGAGGAACTGTACATTCCTTATGTATCCCCAATAGATGGCAAATGGCATAGATACTTTGTTGATTTCGTTATCGGCATTGATGACCCCCGAGGAGTCGAGCAGACCATTATGGTTGAGATCAAACCATATAGGCAATGCATTGCTCCGAAGGTACGGATTTTTGAAGGTAAGGTGGATCGTCGTAGACGAGACTACCGAGACTATGTGCGAAGCGTAAAGGATTGGGGCATCAATTCTGCCAAATGGGCAGCAGCAAATCAGTACTGCAAAGAGCGAGGGTGGGTGTTCAAGATCATCACCGACAAGGATCTGAAACCATAATGGCAAAGAAGCAAGACATCTACGAGCAACTATACAAACAGTACACCGATGCGCTAAAGCAGGACAAGAGCATCGAAGCGGCAATGATTTGGTTTTACCGAGAGATCAGGGCATTATATGGAACAACAACCAAGTCGCTTGTTCCGTTTAGCACAGCAATAGAAGGTACGACCAAGATTAGTCCCGAAGACATGGGTTTCGGAAGACTGTATATGTTTGAGTACCGAGCAAGCAAAACGGAAGAGTACTATGATCGGTTTCCCGTGGTGCTTCCGTTCACAATCAAAAGCGATCACATCGTAGCATTCAATTTTCACTATTTGCCCATGAGATATCGACTGCTTTCCATAGCGGAGATGCTGTACAAGACAGACCCTAGATTTCCACCAAGCGAAAAGCACCTATCTAAACTAGACTACGACTACATCAATGGAACCACACTAAACTTCATGCGTGTTGCTGTGAGAACATACAAACTCAGACGGATACGATCTGTGGTGGGAGAAATTCCAACAACAGGATGGATCACCGCATCTTTGCTTCCTGTTGCACAATACCGTGGTACACTCAGGACTCAGAATGCTGTGAATGCAGAGATGCTAAAGAAAATCAAGGATCTGTAAGGAGACACCATGCGTATTGACAAGTTCATGGCCGCCATATCAAAGATCAAACCATTGGACGCTACCCGATGGGGACTTTTCATTGGTAGACCTGGCATAGACAACGAACGCTTGAATCTTACCATTCGTAATGTAACGGTGCCTGGTAGAAAGGTGTCAGGGAACGACCTACAAACCTACGGGCCTAAGCGAACCATTGCAGCGCGAGAAGAATTCACAGACGATCTCGCCATGGAATTTTTGTTGGGACAGGACGGATACGAGCGGGATCTGTTCAACAAATGGATGGATCAGGTGGTTGACCCCAAGAGTGGAAACCCAAACTACTATGTGAACTATGTGTGCGATCTTGGATTGCAGCAGTACGACAAGAAAGGAGTACTGCGATACGCTTGGAAGTTCTACGAGATATACCCCACAGAGATTGAAGCAATAGACTTTACAAACGAGGCTGGACAAGATGACGCCGCTTTTGTCAAAGTGAAGGTGAAGTTCGCTTACAAGAACTTTCTGGCATCTGGAGTCGTTCCATTGGAAGAAGTACAAGACAGAATCGAACAGATGCGTATACAACCCGGCCGTGGAGGTGGGGGTGGTATCTCGCTTCCAGACTTGGGACCACTTCTATAAGGCAGCATACATAACATGAGTCGCATTATTGCAATGCGTGATTGACGAGTTACCAACAGGAGAATAGCATGGCATTACCAATCATCGGAACCCCGACATACGAAACAAAACTCATCTCGACTGGCAAACCAATCAAGTTCAGACCATTCTTGGTGAAGGAAGAGAAGATTCTACTGATGGCGCTAGAGTCCAAGAAGGACAAGGAAACCATCGGTGCCCTCAGAACCATCATCAGCAATTGCGTTCAAACGCCAGGATTTGATGTGGACGAACTACCACTATTCGATATCGAATGGCTGTTCTTGCAATTGCGATCCAAGTCAGTTGGTAACATCGTAGAACCTGTGGTGAAACTAGACTGCGGTGCAGAGGTGAAGGTTCCGCTGAACCTTGATGAAGTTCAACCCAAGATCACCGAGAACCACACTAACACGATCACCGTGTTTGAAGACAAGAAGCGCAAGGTGGGAGTCATCATGCGCTATCCAAAACTTGATCTTGCCACTCGTATGTCTGGCAAGGGCGCAAAAACAGGCGACATAAGCAAAGATCCTATGCTTGCTTTCGAGGTAATCAAAGAGTGTGTAGAGTACATCTTTGAGAACGAAGAGATGCACGCAGCGGAAGATGTTGGTGCCAAAGAGATTGATTCCTTCTTGGAATCGCTGACTCAGGAGCAGTTTGTTAAGATCACATCGTTCTTTGAGACTATGCCAAAACTTGAGCATGAAGCAGAAATCTTCAATCCTTGCACAGAACAAAAGCAGTTTGTTGTTCTTAAGGGACTCCAAGATTTTTTCCGATCCTCCTCTGCCACGACAGCATCGTAAACATGATGCACACGAACTTTCAACTCATACAGCACCACAAGTACTCGCTGACTGAGTTGGAAGGAATGATGCCGTGGGAGAGGGCGATCTATGTACACCTGTTGGTTGAGTGGGTGAAGAAAGAGAATGAGCGTATCAAGAAGGAGAATGAGCAAATGAAGGCTCAGGCTGCCAAGGCTAAGTCCGCAGGCAGAGTGTCTAGACCCGCAAGACGAACAAGGTAAGTAGATGCCTCCACCAAATCCAAATCAACCTCTAGATGTCATACCACTAGCAGACAGTTTCCTGCGCGCCATGCAGGCAACCGATGCTATGAATAAAGCGGTAAGTGACGCAG